TGATAAAGTTCTTTCATCCTTGATAAAACTTGATCTTTTGTCATGCTGTCAACTTTATTCACAGTTAGTTCACTACGATTGACATACAATCCTGCTGCTTTACCACGTGCAACTTCTGCAGTAACAGCAGCAGACCACGCACCATTACGCATGGCTCCGTTTCTAATTTCTTTGAGATCAACTAGGTGGTTTCCTAAACTTAAAGATGCTTTATCTGCAGCAACAGTTTGCAGTTTATGGATACGTTCTTGAATTTCTGGGTTTGATTCGCTAGTGAGCATTGTTCCTGCACGTGCTGCATTTTTCTCACTATACCCTGCTTTGATTGCTGCATCTTTCTTCTTCATGCCTTTAGCAACATTCTGAGCAAACTTTTCTTGTTTAGGTGTAAGTTTTTTACTCACTCAGTTCTCCAGACTAAAAACTTGTCCCCTTGGTCGTCTTCTAATTTACGAGTGATAAATTTTTTGTTGTTTCTTCTGGCGTAATTACAAATAGCCATCCGTAACCTTTGTATGTCTTCTGGGGTATAGTTTTCGCAATAAAAATGTTGCCCAACAGTCATCTTATGTAGATTGTATTTATTATTTCTTGGTACAGATTCTGGTATCTCCACACCCTCTTGAAACTCTGATTGTCTCATTAATTATCTCCTATTAAAATGTACGGCTGTGAGCTCAAGGTCTGCTCCTGTTTCTATGAGTCATTGCCAGGACTAGTATCTGGCGACGCGTCTTCACCCCATCACAGCCATACAAACTTTAGTATCTATATACTTTAATTTACTTCTATTCTTTAGTAAAGGACAAATCGTTTTGACGACCGTCTATTATTTCTGTAAGTTCGTCCTCAAACTTGTTTATTTCTTTAACCAACTTGATAACTGATTCTTCTGGTGCACTCATTCGAATAATCATTCTAACATTATCAAGTATTTGCTGATAGCCATCGTACGAGTAATAGCCTTCACGTTTTTCACCAAAATCCACTTTCACAGTATATCCAAGCTGATCAAAAAGATCGATGGCATCTGATAAACTCGGTTTGATTACATATCTTTTATCTTCTATCATTTTTCTCCACCTCCATAGAGCCAAAACACCAGTAGATATCTGTCTCCGTCTTCTTCAACAGGCAGTCCACGGTGCATGTGTGTGAAACTAGGGAAAAATAAAGCATGCCCACTAGGCAATGGTTTCACTGTTCCACGGTTATGAAACTCTGTTCCGCCACCTTTATAGTCTCCAGTGTTTAATGGAACCACCATACTTATGTCTGCTGTTTGGTCGTGGTGCCACGCTCCTTGCTTCTTATCTTTTACATTATAATTAGCAATCTGTATAGTTGCAGCAGCACTGCAATACCTCTGCCAAATAGACATAAATATGGGGTTCATGACGTTAAAAACTACGCCAAGCATAGAGTTAAATACTTCAGGGCATTTTTCATGCAAAACTATCTCAGGTATTTGCCTTAGAGCATCCTCGTCTTCGTTAGGACTAAAATTAAAATGTGTTTTCATATTTTCAATTTCGTCTAACATAGTGTCGCAAAACTCCTGAGTAAATAGAGGTACCGAATATATATCGTTACCGTGATCGGTAACATACTCCTGCAGCACATTTTTAACGTCTTTCTCCCCCTCACTTTCTTGAAACTCTTTTAAACTAGGGAAAGCATCCTTCGTCATTTCTAGAGTTGTTTTGTCAAGCATCCATTCTGCTTTTATAGTAAGCAAAAAGTTTTTGACCAAGTATGGGGCTAGTTTCATAGTGATAGGATAGCTAACATAAAGTTAAAGTATAGCATGATCGCCTAGATTATAAGCAAGTTCATATTTCAGCCAATGTTCAAATTTAAGTACCACAGTCACTGAATTATCTTTAACTTCACAAGTATGGTCTATAGACCAAAGAGGAACACACACTCTCATTGGTTGATGATTATACTTCCATATTAGCACAGGTATGGTTTCACCACATGAATCACACACCTGTTTCCACCACTCTTCTTTATACCAATTACCAGAGGCATATCGTTTACATTCAATTGTATGGTTAGGCATATTTAAATCACCTAAATCCTTTTCTTGGTATTGTTCTAAGTTTCTCTTAACTTTAAAATCAAAACCGATTTCTTCAAAGTAGTTGTTTACTAGTTTAGCAACCTCTCTTTCAAAAGAAGCTCCTTTATTTCTTGAGTTTATTTTTCCCATTTTTTATTAACCTTATCCTTTTAGTTTTTAACCAATCTCTCATGAGACCGTTTAGTTCTGCTTTACTCAGTTCAGGGTGTTTGACCTTAAATCTTTTCAATTGATTATTATACAGATCTAACCCTTTGTAATAATCTCCCCCACCTAATTTACCAAACCTCACTATTTGCCACACTCGTTGTTTAGTCACACCCCATTGATCACCGATATCTTCGAGCGTTCTAGTAGAATAGCTTTTTTCATAATCTAGAAAAATTCTAAAATACATTGCGTTAAGTTCTTTACTCATTAAAATACTCCTTGTAGTTTTTTACATCTCCCCAACTTGACCCTATTTCAGCATCTACTATGTTAGGTACTTTTAATTCTACACAATCTCTCATTATTTCAGATATCTTTTCTACTTCTTTTTTATCTGTAACTGAAATATTTAATTCATCATGTACTTGTGTATGAGCTAATACTCCCTCTTCATATAAATCTAACATAGCTTTTTTAGTCATGTCTGCTGCTGACCCTTGTATTAAACGGTTCATTGCTTTATATGTATAAGATCTTTTAAGTCTTCCTCCATACTCTTCCGTAGCTTGGTCTAGAGGGAGTGGTGTCTTTCTTTCATCAAACGGTTCATATAGATTAAACCTACACTTACGACCGAGTAATGTTTTTACATACCCTCTATTAGCTCCCATACGAGAAGCAGAGTCTCTTAGACCACGGATAAAAGGTACTCTTTCATGATACTGGTCAAATAATAGTTCAGCTTCTTCTTTGCTTATACCTAACTGTTCAACAAGTTTGTCTTTGCCCATCCCGTAGCTAAGTCCTAAATTAATAGTCTTAGCTTCCTTTCGGCTTATGTTAGCCATATCTGCTACAATCTGGTGAAAGTCTGCGTTTTTATCTTCATACTCTTTGGCTGCTTCTTCAGCTCCGTCCTGTTGAGTTAATACTGAATAGTGCACGGTTAGTCTAGGTTCTTGTTGAGAGTAGTCAAAACAACCCCAGTGCTTACCTTCTTCTGGTATGAATAAAGATCGAATTAAACTACCAATCATAGGATCTCTAGCAGGTACTTGTTGCAGGTTAGGATTACTTCCACTAAATCTTCCAGTTACAGTTCCTCCACTATCTGACCTTAAAGGGTGTAGTTCGGCATGTATTCTACCATCAACTAAGTGACCCATAATCATTTTATCTATAAAAGTAGTTCTGGCTTTGTTTAGTTTTCTTGCTTGAGCTATAGCGAGAGGCAGTTTGTGGTCATGGTTTTCTAACCAACTTGCTACAAAACTAGGTGCTTGAGTCTTAGGTGTGGTAGGATATTGAAGACCAGCTCTGTCAAACACTTGAGATAAGGACTGTGCTGCCCATAGGTCAGGTTCTACCCCATACCATCTTTTTATTTCTTTTACTATATTTTGTTCTTTTTTAAGTAGCTCTTTCTTTACTTGTTGAGCTCTTTCTATATCTATCCTTACACCTTTCATTCTCATATCTATAAGAACAGGCAATAGTTTTCTTTCAGTAGTATAAATATCACTTATATCATCTTCCTCTATCCCTTTCTTTAAAATCTGCCATAACCTGTAGGTGAGGTCTGCGTCTTGTTCAGCGTACTGACCCACAAAATTAGGAGACAGTTTATACATGTCAGCTTTAGGATCTACACCCCATGCTTGTGCTGCTTCTATTAATAAAGACTCATCTTTTTCTTCTCCTAGATATTCTTTACCTATGCTGTTCAAGGAGTAACTGTACTCATTTTCGTTTAACAAAGGTGCAGCCATCATGGTATCGTGTATAGTTCCGTTGATTGTATATCCTTCTGCTTTTAACCAACCAACGTCATATTGTGCATTATGGAATATTTTAGCGTTAGGTGCGTCTAGTTGTTTTTGTAACCATCTACGAACAACCTGTTCATCTAAATTTGGACCCATAGTGTGTTTTATAGGGAAATAACCTTTCCACCCAGAAGTAGCTACAGCTATACCTATGATATATCCTCTGTCTTTAAATGCCCAGCCTGGACCATGGGTCTTGAGCCAAGGGTCACATGTTTCTAGGTCTATAGCTATTTCTTTTTGGTCTGTTAAATCAGGAAAAGAAACAGGTGGACACCAATCAGTTTCTGGTTCTATAAGTGGTACTTGGATATGGGCTTCCTTATTCATACTTCTGCCTCTCTACACATGTTTTGTTTGCCAAAATAACACCACTTACATTTAAACTTTGATGGGTTAGCTGGAAACTCTTCGGCTGTAGTCATAGCTATTGCTCTAAGGTTAATTCTTTCTTGTTTTATTTTTATACTTTCAGGTGTATAGATGTACCTATCTATCTTACCGTGATCTAGATACCACATTTCTGTAACTATGCTTTCTAGTTCTGGGTATCTTTTAAGTGCTATAGCTCCATATAGCTCACACTGTTCTTTATGTGTTTCTTGATTACCGTCGTATCTTCCTGTTTTAAAATCTATCACACGAGCTTCTTTACTAGTTCCTTCTTCATATACAAAAGCGTCCACTTTTGCTCTGCCCCAAGTATCATCTTCAAACCAACCTGTTTTATTCCAATCTTTATCAATAGCCCAATCACTTTCACAAATTACATGACCGTGTAGGTATAAGTCTTTTAAAACCATAAACGCATCTTCAAAGTCTTTAATCTGAGGAGGGATAGTTTCCAGGTTTCCTCGTATAAAATCTTCACAAAGTTTATGTATCTCTTTTCCTCTATCCATTGCTGGGCTTCCAGGTTCTTTTATTTTCTTAATGTATCTAAACTCTGCCTGTTTAGGACATTTTTCAAAACAACTTAATCTGCTATATGACCATTGTTTAATCATAGCTACTCCTTATTTTATTGTTCTATTCTTCTGCTAAACCATTCCCAACAAGCCTTTCTCCAATCACTGGCAGCACATTTTTGTATTTCAATCATGGCTTCATCGGTTTTACCTTGTTTATGAAGCCACCATGAATCCTGAATAGGTACAGCTACTTCACTGAAAAACGGTTCAGTGAAATCTATCTTTTCAAATGGTTTTCTGTCTAAGAATAATATAAGCTCTAAATTCCAAAGGTGTTGTCCTACATTTACCATAGGGTATGACTGGACCTCACCTGATGTGTAAGGGTTTAATTCCATGAGTCTTAGTTGCGACTCTATATCAAAAGAATCTTTTTTAATAAATGTTTCTGTTAGTTCCTTAAATTTTTCTTCATAGGCGTGAAAGTTATCACTCACCTGATAGTATTTACCCACAGGCACACCAATGCAAGCAGCCATATACTCTTGGAGTATAGACATATGCACAGCGTTAGCACCGTAAGCTCCCCAAATTATGTCGTTAGACCTGTTAGAAACTGTCATCTGTAGTCTGCCTTCATAGTCTATTTTAAAATATATACAAGTATTACAAGGAACGTCTTTACCGTCTCTGCCCAAGTCTTCAACAGGATCCCACATTTGTAACACACATCTTCTATCGTAAGGGTCTTTCTTTAATCTATCGATAATAACTTCAAGCTGATTGTATGTAAAATAAGAACACCAACGCCAACCATAAGCTCCATGAAGAGTTACTCCGTCATCACTGTAGTTTTCCATACCTTTATTATATTGATGTACAAACTTTAGATCATTTCTTCCATCTAACATCCATAAACTTTCCATTAAATGAAAGAATGGATTAGCATCTCTATCTTTCCAAAATATAACTCTTTCCTTAGGTCTTTTATATATTGTTGTAACTGGTGTGGAAGACTCATACACAGCTCCGTTTCTGCTTTCAGTTTTTCGATCTTCATGGTATAGCAGATCTAAACCACGTAGTAATGCGTCATGTACGTTTCTTACGTCAAGAATTTTCATTTTCCACTCCTTCTTTAAATGCTTTCTTCCAACCTATTATAACGTCTTTACGAGGAAGACCGTTCCAGGCAGTTTTTGTTTGTTTCTCTACTACTTTAACACAAGTAGGATGAAGCTCGTGTAGTTTTTCTGCTCCTGCGTTATGAACGTCTATAGTTCTCCACTCACTACAACCACCAGCAGCATTAGAAGACTTTTGTCCTTGAGCATAATAAAAACTAACTTTACAAGGTTTACCTCTTCTTAAAAGTTGTAAAGCTATGTCAAAATCTTCCATAACTTGTGTTCTACCCCATTCTATATCTGGTGGAAAAGCCTCTAGGTTGTACGCTAGTACTCTCATATACCTAGTGTTTTCTACTGATAGGTCTTCTACACGGTTATTACCCTCTCTTGCACTTACCCCACAGTGAGCATAACCCTGCTTCATCCACTCTTCAAGTAATCCAAACAAAGCAGGGTACTCACTAGACTCCAAATATCGTAAATGCCAATCGGTAGGACTTTTACGGATGTAAAAGCGTAAATCATCATCAAGCATCACTATATGAGGATCATCAGTATTTTCTATAATGTATTTCCTTTTTGGACCAATACCTACACAGTCTTCAGGTACTATCATTTTAGGTGTATCTGGGTATTTCCAATACTTATCTTTTTCGTCTTCGTCTATAACTAGCACAACTGATCCATCAGTCTGCATTTCTCTAGGAAACCATTTAAGCGTTTCTTGGTTACTTGGTCTTCCTCTTGTCGGTATATATATCTTCATTATCTTTTTCCTGTACTTCCAAAACCACCCTCACCACGAGCAGTTATCTCACTGAATTCAGTGACTATATTAAAATTTGGTTGTATAATAGGTAAGAATGCAAGCTGAGCTATCCTATCCCCATTTTGAACAACATAGGCTTCTTGAGAATGGTTTTTAAGGTGAACCACCAATTCTCCCTGATAGTCTGCGTCTATCAGTCCTAATACATTAGCTGGTAAAATACCTTTAATCCCTAGCCCTGACCGTGGCATAATCATGGCACACATATTAGGGTCTTTCATGTATATTTGAAAACCCATTGGGAACTTTTTCACTTTCCCTGCAGGTATTGTAGCTTCGTCACAAGCACGTAAATCTAAACCTGCTGAACCGTCGGTTGCGAACTTAGGTAGTCCTCTTGCTTGTGCCCTTATGTCTGTGAATATTAATTCAACTTGATTCATATTTTCCCATCATTTTTCTCTTGGTATCTTTTTGCTTCCTTTTCCAACCACTCTTCACCGTAATACTTTGTAGTGTGTGATTCAACTAGTAGTAGATATCTTCTTAAGTCTCTTATATCATCTAAAATACCTGTTTTACTTAAATCATTTTTAACGGTTTGGAAGATATCATAATTTTCTTTCTTCGTTTGGTTTTCTATTCTGTCCCATTTACGACATAACATCATAAATGCACCTACCCCACCTCTTAACATCCAACTATCTCCATAACTTTTTTCTGCTTTTTTAAGGTGTTTTACGTCTTCGTTAGCTAATTTTTTTATATCATCAAAATCTGCTGGCATACTATTCTCCTTTATATTTATACTTAGCTCGAGGTTTGCCTTCCCCCAACCTAACTCTTTCATACTTATCAAATTCACATAAGCAGTGTTCAATTTCTCTCATTTCAAATGGTTGTTGATACCCAGAGTATATCCCTCTGTTGTAGTAATTATCAGCCACATCTAATAACTCTTTCATTTCCCTTACAGAATCTTTTGTCTTAATACTTTGATTAAGGCTTCTTCCGTGTATTCTATTTAAGCCACGTTTTGCTCCTGGACCTGCATTAGCCCAAGTGGTTATATCTTTGGCAAAACACAAATGCGATGTATATCTTAAATCAGTTACGACTTCATACGCCATAAACCCACTGAATCCTGCATAAGGAAGATAGTTTTTCCATGTTTTTTCTAAAGAGTCCCATATTATTTCTGGTGGGTTATTATATAGTGGAGTAAGAATTTTATCTACTGTTTGTTCTACTTTTGTACCACCTAGTGTTCCTGTTAGCATATATGCACCTGTGTAAACTTTTTCACCCCTATCCATTCTGTCTTGCATAATTTTCTTAACACGCTCTGGTTCCCACTCTTCAGGAAAACCTATTTCTTCTAGAGTTTCTGGCCAGTTGATTTGACGAGCAACAGCCATGGCAAACGGTAAGTTTGGATGAAGTTCATACGGCTCTTTCCAGTTTTCCCTAATCCATATAGTTACTTTATCTAACTCCCTATAAACATTGCAAAAACTATATTTCTGTAGTATCTCATCATTAGTCCACGGGAAAGGTGCACCACGTTTACGTTTTTCGTATATTGTGTGTCTCTCTTGCATAAACCCAAAAAACCTTTCTATATTTGAAACCATGCAGGAACCTCCCGTTTAGTCCACTTAGCAAAATGTTTTTCGCCTATATAGTATTTTCTGTATGCTTGTATTGGGTCTCCCTCTACTTTATACTCATCAGGCATACATTGAGGAAACTCTGTAAGACCAATATTTGGCAATTTTTCAGGGTGTTTTAAACTGTACACCATTTCTGCAGATTTATGCCAAACGTCTTTATCGTACCTGTACATAAATTCTTTATTTAAATCTAAAGCCAGTTGTTTAAGCCAAAGCCAGTTCTGTAGGCTTTTACCAGCCCAAAGAGTACATGGGTGTTTTTGGTGTACTGGTTTATAAGGTGCCTCTACACCTAAAGACCATGATGAAGTACAAAGCATTTGAGCAGACTCTAGTATCATTTTAGATACATGTTTATCACAGTGGTTTACAGCACAAAGTTGTGTGGTTGAGTCTAGCTTAAAAATATTCATATGGTATATATTACTTTACTAGTAAAGTGAAAGTATAGCATATTGCTAAAAATTTTACTCACAATCCAGTCCTAAAAGTCAAATTAATTCTTTCTTCTGTTCCTATGACCTGAGGCACAGAATGAGTTGTCTTCATTTGAGAATGTCCATCAAAAATAATGACATCCCCATCTTCTAATAGATATAGACTATCAGATTTTTTATTTACATACTTTGTGTTGGTTTCACTTGTGTTGGTTGATTCCTTAATGTTTTGTTTATATTCTCGCCACTGAAAAACTCTAGGAGCACCAAAAGATATAGAAACCACGAGATCATCTAAAGTAGGTACTGTATCAGAGTGATGAGGAATAGACTGATCCCCTGTTTTATATAGTCCACACAAACAAAAAGTAAACCTAACAATTTTTCCTAGTTTTTCATAAACTAATAGTTCTGTTTGTTTTTTAATTGTTTCCATCTCTGGTGTCCACATTTCTGGCTTGTACAGTTTACCTGCGTAATAAAACTCAGAACCTGGATCTCCAAAACCTTTCGTTGGTCTACCTACTACTTTCTTACCGTCAAAATATCTTATGTTAGGCTTGTCCCAATCATTTATGTTGGGGTCATAACCTTTTAGTGCTCCTTTTAAAAATCTAATCATGTAAACAAAAACTCCTTTCTGGTTTTACCTCTTATTAAATGCAAGTTATTTTTAGTTCTAGTTACGCCTACATAAAATGCTCTGCATTCATTATCTGGGTTAGTGTATAGTTCCTGCCATGTTTTATTAGCTAAGTCTGTTAATAATACCACGTTTTCACATTCTCCACCTTTAGCAGCATGAATAGTGTTGAGTCTTATTTTAGAAGAAACAAGTTTCTCACCTTTTCTCAAACAAGAAATAACATACTCTCTTTGAGTGTTTCCTATTAAGTCAAAGCATTCATGCCATATACAGTCAACTAATAAACCATGGTCTGCTTTTAAGGTTTTAATATCTAGGTTAAGGTCATCTCTAACCGTTTTAAGCGTCTTATAACCCCTTTTAACACCCTTACCCACTTTCATATAGCCGTATATTTTTCGTATCCTTCCAGCCTCAATGGAGCCTCCTTTGCGTAAAGATTCCCAGTCTTTAATAGCTGTTATTAAATTTTCTGAAACCGACGGCTTGTTAGCTTTTTGATAGATCCTACCACTAAGCTGAAGATAATCTTCTACGCCATTTAGTAAGTAATTATTCCTAGCTAAAAACAACCAATCTCCCTGAGATATATCTACATGTTCAAAACTTGTATGAAAGTTTACTGTTCCTTCTTCTGTTTTAGGTTCCCAAACTTTTTCTTTTCTGCTACCTATCCTTTTAACCACACCTAAAGCTACATCATGAACTTTTCTCGGTACACGATAAGATTGTTTTAAATATGTGTTCTTACCTTTTAAGTTAATAAAGTGTTGTACATCTGCTCCTGCCCAACGGTAGATTGCTTGGTCGTCATCTCCTGCTATGTACACATGCTCTACACCACTAGCTAGTTTTTCTATACACTTCCACTGAAGAGCAGACAGGTCTTGAGCTTCGTCCACTATTAATACATCAAGGTTGGGTGAACCTCTAGACTGAAGAAACATTTCTAGCATATCAGTGTAGTCTATTAAAAAGTTGTTTTCTTTATATTTAGAATAGTTTTTACTAAACCAATCAAAATGCATCCAAGAAATATCAGAGTTAGCATTGTTCCATTGCTCACGGAAACCAAGACACTGATTGCGTGCCATGTTTTCTAAGAATAACATCTTGTCTCCTTTACTGTTAAGAGCCATCAAGTTTTCTCCTTCCCAAGCTGAACTGATTCGTTCTCCTATAGATTTACTGAACTCCCTTAGGTTACTCCTTGCCATAACATCACTCCTTGTTAGTCCTAACCAATGATAACACAATGAATGTAAAGTTCTAAAGTAAACAAGCTCTTTAGTTTCATACCCAAACTTTGTCACTGCCCTTGTAAGAGCTTCGTTTGCTGCCTTTTTAGTGAAAGCAACATAACCTAGTTTTTCTGGTCTAATCCCCATCTCTAAAAACTCTTCAGCTTTGTCTAAAAGGTAAGTGGTTTTACCAGTTCCAGGTGGACCAAGTACAATATTCCACATTATAGTTCTTGCTCCCCAAAATCTTTAGTTTCTAGTTCATCTTCTTTGTAGCTAAACTCATCGATATACCAGACATTAGTGCCTCTACCTTTAATATTAAAGAACTTATGTTTAGCTTTTAAATCTCTTAGCTTAGAAGCTATCCTGTTAGTCTCCATATCTGTGAATCTGTGTTTAGCTAGATAGTCCTTTAAGTCTTTTATCCTAAAGTATGTTTTACCATCTTCGGTGTATGGTTTACCTAATAGTATTTCATCTCTTGTGTTAGCTTGTGCCATGTCTGTACAGAAAGATTCTAAAAGTTCCATAAACTGCCCTTCAATAGTTACATCGTCACTAACTTCAATTACTTCCATACCACTTTCCATTAACCCTTGAATCATGTTTTGCCAAGTTTTATCCTGCATACGAGGAGGCATCATGTTAAGAACTTCCATACATGCTCGTTGAAACTTTAATTGATTTTGCAGTTGCTCTGTGTTTAGTTCTAACCTTTTATCATCAATAGATAAAAACCATAGTGGTGGTTTAGTATCTAGTTTAGATAAACTAGAGAATGATGGAGCAGCATTACCACCACCAACACCAAATTTACAACCACGACATTTAGTTACATTACAATAAGATTTAATAGGTTCGTCATTACATTTATAGTTATATTCTTTTTTCTTCAGTGTGTTTATTAGTGTTATTACTTCTTGAGCTGGTAGTGGTGGGTGTACATACTTACGGTTATACTCTTCTATATTACTGTCCCATTTTTCAGGGTTTGATTTCTTTAAATACACACCTACATTAAACAAACCATTGTTTCTTGTTCCTTCTGGGAAACCTTGTTTTAATAAAACTTGAAGACACGGTGGACCATCCTTAATATCATCAACTGTTGGAACCTCTAGGTCTATTAAATCTTGTTTTGTTACCTGTCTTTGTTCAATGAACTCTATAAATTCGTGTAGTGGTAACGCTTTGCCTTTCGTGTCAAAGCCATAGCGTAAAGATGTATCTCCCTCGAAGTACGGCATGTTTAACCAACTACCAATATCTCCACGCTCAACTAACACTTCTCTTTGTTTAGGAAATATCTCTACCCCACCGTATCCAAGTCCTGCAGATATTTCTCTTAACTTATCTTGCATATCTCCTGCTGGTATCTTTTCTTTTAAGAAGCAAAAAACATGAGCACCACCAC